CCTCTGCCCAGCCGTCAGATAGTGTAACCACGCCTCTGTAGATCAGGTCAGCTTTCGGTCCTTCCACGAATGAGTGGACAAGGAAATGTGTCTCTTTCTTGTCTGGTAAGGGATGATCAATCTTGAACGAGCCACTGCCCTTCGACAAGGCACCAGTGCAGTGCATCGTGCCATCGACTTCTAGTTGATACGATGGGGCTACCTCGTTTATTCCAACGTAGCCGTCCGATCCCTTGATAAAGATCTTCGCGGCACCAAAACTGAGGTCTCTGTACCCAGCCCCACCACCACTCCTGTCATAGGTGTAGATGCCCCACTTGGTACTTGACGACTCAAAGCTGAGAACATTGTCCTGGTTTGATGCGAAGTTCACATCTTTGCTGATGTAAGAGATACTGCTGCCCATCGCGATTTTCTGGTTTTCATCTATCGCGATTACTGGCGTTGTACCAACGGTTGAACCAAGACCTATTTTTAGATCATCGTCGGTGTCATCCAGCCCGATATAATAATCCTGCGCGGCACCATTCAAGACGATTTTCTGATCTTCTTCGCCGCCATCACCAACAGTCAAATCTCCGTCAACTTGTGCGTTGCCGCTCGTCGTGATGGAAGTCAGCGTTCCGACACTGGTGATCGCTGACTGGGCGGCTGTGGACAAAGTGCCAGCTAGGGTCGTGGCAGATACCGTACCCGTGGTCGTGATGTCAGATGCGCCGTTGTTGATGGCCCCGAATCCGCTTGTGATCGAGCCACCGTTGAGGGCACCTGTCGAGGTAAGCGAGCTTGTGACTACATTTGAGGCGAGCGTGGTGCCCGTCAGGGTTCCAGCAGGAGCCACGGTAGTCGCAGAAGGATCAGACCATACAGGAAGGCCACTGGAAAGGGTCAGTATCTGAGCATCTGAGCCTTTAGCCAACTTGGCTAACGTGGTTGTGCCACTCGCGTAGATTATGTCGCCAGCAGCATACGACGAGAGTGCAAGACCACCGTCTGCTACTGCAACATCAGTTCCACCTTGTACATATAGTTCACTTGATTCTACTTGTAGAACGCCAGCCGATTTTCGAGATAATGTAGTATCACTTGCCGCACCGACATTAACTGCTGTGAATTGAGGCGAATCACCTGTACCAAGACCAAGGTTGGTCGCTGCTGCCGCCGCCGTTGAGGCACCAGTACCACCGTGTGCGACAGCCACATCGGTTGAGGCCCAGGTTCCAGTTCCTATCGTGCCCACAGTAGCCAAATTGGCTGCACTGGTAATGGCAGCCTGGGTCGCGCCCGTGACCGTTGCGGCTGTAGTCGCAGTCGAAGCGTTACCTACCAAAGCTCCTGTGAACGTCGTAGCCGTAACCGTATTGTCCTTAACCAACACTGAGTCAATCGTGACTCCAGTAGCAGCCGTAGTCTCGTCAATCGTGTCAGTAGTGATTTTCTGGCTGGCCGACACAATGATGTTTGTCGAGCCTGTGGTGTTTCCGTTCGCAAGCACTTCTGCAAGCGTGTCTACTGTACCTACCTGGCTATCTACATACGCCTTAATACTCTGCTGGGTAGCGAGCTTGGTAGCAGAATTAGAGGACATAGTGTCCTCGTCTTTAATACCCGTAACGGTCGCACCATCACTGTTGATGTATAGGCTGGCAGCGGCCAAGGTGCCCGCTGTTACGAGACTCGAGTCTCCGGGATACGCAGTCGCTCCACTCAGGTCGAAAGCCGGAGTGGCGTCTGATGCACCCAAGGCAACAGACACGCCTCCGTAGCTGACACTAGAGTTCGTTAGCGAAGCATTCGCGATATTGCTGAGTGTGTTCGAGCTGCCCGAGATCGTCTTGTTCGTGAGCGTGTCGGTTGTAGCGCGACCGACGAGTGTGTCTGTGCTGGTCGGTAACGTGAGCGTCCCGGTATTAGAGATCGTCGCGATGACCGGGGCTGTCAGAGTCTTGTTGGTCAGCGTGTCGGTAGTCGCTTTGCCCACCAAGGTATCGCTGCTCGTAGGTAGCGTTAAGGTGCCCGTGTTCGATATCGATGCGATGATCGGCGTAGTCAGGGTCTTGTTCGTAAGAGTCTGGCTACCCGTGAGTGTTGCGACCGTCGAGTCGATTGCAAACGTGACTGTCGTGGTAGCAGCTGACGTGTCGATCCCCGTCCCGCCAGTGAGCGTGAGCTGGTCGTCATCGAGGTCGATATCGATGCTTCCAGAATCGGTAACGATGTCCAGGTCTGCGGCACCTACTTGATCGTCTACGTACTTCTTGATGCTCTGCTGTGTAGCCAACTTAACGGCACTGTCAGATGACATATCATCTTCATCTTTGATGCCTGTTACGGTGGCCCCGTCAGCTCCGAGGTAGAGGCTCGCTGCAGTAACCTTCCCAGTGAAGTCTACGGTGTCCGCACCGTCTGTGACCTGGAACACCGTCCCGGCACCGCTTCCGTTGTCGGCTGTGTTCAGTTCGAGCCGGGTGTTAGTGGCGTCGTAGATGAGGTGGTAGTCGGGTGCAGCACCGAACTGGAGCTGCCGATCGTCGCCGAGCTTGACCGTATCGAGCGTATAGGACGAAGTGGTGTTCACATCTTGGTTGTTGACCAAGAGCGTGATCGAGGTCGAAGACAGGCTGAAGATGTTATCGAGGAACGTGAGGTCGTTGTTTAGCTTGAGGCCCCACGTATCGGTCGATGCCCCGACCTCGGGGAGCGTCAGCCCTAGATTGGTAGTGGTTCCATCAGCCATTGATTTATCCTATCGCCTGGAAGCGCATTGATGGGCTTTGTCCGACCGCCATGCGGTCACCTTCGAGATCCAACTCCGTGAGCGTCCTCTGGAGACGTGCCTCCCAAAGCGCGGTGGATTCCGGGTCTTTTAGGTACGTGTTCCCCTCGACCAGCGTGGCGAAGAGGTAGGTGTCCGGGTTGTTGGTCAGCAGCCAATTCGTGTCCTCGTCTGCACTCAACTGCGTGAGTCGTTTGTAATACAGGAGCGCAGCCGTGTAGGCTTGGTCCGGGTTCGGGAAGAACTCGAAGTTGCCCCCGGATATCGTGTAGTACCCGGGTCTGCCGGTCGCCGTCCTGCGTTCGCGCCTCGCACTCAACCGCGCCGGGCTCATGTACTCCATCGCTTGTTTCGGGCTGGAGTTCAGTAGGAACCGTTCGACGCCCAGGAACCCGGTCGGTAGCGTTTCGTACTGCGAGTCGACCGTGAAGCTGTCGTCCTTTGTGACCATATCCGGCGTGCGGATCACTCTATCGAAACGGGCCTCTGCGAGTTCCACGAATTCCGGTATGCGTGAGGTGAGGTCACTTCTGTCGAGCCACTCAGCAGCTGCGGACTTCAGCTCGCCATAATTGGTGATCGCCATTAGGTCATCACCTCAAGCAAATCTTCCATGCCGAACTCATGCTCGCCGACGTGCTTCACTTCCCAGCTGAGATCGTGATCAACGTAGATCGGAATTCCTGCTTCCTTGCAGCGCACACAGAAGAACGTGTCTTCGCCTATGTGCTTTTCATTTTCTTCGATCCACGGCGTATCGAACCAGGGGTAAGCAATCCCCTTGAACACCGATGCGTGGATACAGATCACGCCGAAGCCGGTGGTAGCGATTTGCTCCAGGCCCGCCTTCTCGATATCGGGCCAGAGCGGGTCGAGTTGAAGATCGTCCGGGCTCGTTCTCGATGTCGGGCCAACCGGGCGTCTGCGCTTCGAGCAGTTCACCGCGACGACGGGCTCACCGTGAGCCAAGAGTCGCGAGAACGTGTCTTTCGGAAAACGCATATCCGAGTCGATGAAGATCAGCCAATCGGCACCGTTCTCCAGCGCGGCGTCACACAGGCGAGATCGTTCTTCCGCGAGGATCGTGCCCTGCCGGATATGGAACTGCATCTCCGGGCCGTGAGTCGCAACGTAGTGGCCGGTCGCGATTGCTAGATCGTGGGCAAAGCCAGCGTGGACTTTGTCGCCCATAGGAAGGCAGATCGAGATCACAGCTTCACCGGGCGCACTAGGAAGTAGCGGTTGTTTTTGTCGTTCACTAGGCGAGCGAATGCGTCCTGGTCCTTGAAGTTGGAAGTCTTCTTCTTCCAATCTTTATAAATGGACATCGGAACCTGTCCGATACGGTGTAGGCCATCACCCTTGAATCCAGCTCGTTCGTCGATAGCCGCGTAGCGTGCCTTATTCGATTCGATGATAGGCTCGATGTCCCACCGCGTTTCTAGCGCGACATCACCGTCCTCGTTCGAGTGGAATAGCTCCTGACGCCGAAGCACAGGATCGTAATCGATCAACCGTGTATCCCAGGACATAATTTCCCTAGTTCATGTTTTCATTTACTCCCGTGGCGTAAGGGCGGTGGCCGAAGCCACCACCCCCCGCCCACTAACTACATCGCTCAACTGGTGTTCAAGTCAGCAGCTAGGCCAAGACCGGCCTCGTTGTCCACTTGAAGACCCCATTCCCGAAGGAAAAGCATCTTAATTGCATCACCAGTCTTCGCCATCTCGGTGGCCTGGTATGGCCTGAGCTGACGAATGCGAGTCAGGTCGGGATCTAACACCCAGCCATCTCTCGCACGTTGGAATCGGTTAGGCACGATACTCAGTGTACCAAAATCTGAGATGTATAAATCTGCCGATCCTATGATTTGCGTCGGACCGTCAGGTGCCATATACCGCTGTGCAGCGATACCACTGAAGGCTGACAGAGCCTGCTTGTTGAAGCTGCCAACCATGACCATCGAAGGTTCACCGCCAGAGTCCCAACACTGCTTTACGACACTCTGTAAAATTGTCTCGGTGAACGCCCTCTGGGCGCCATCTGAACGTGCGTTGGTAGCGGCAGATGTATAAACGGGATTAACCCCATTCGTACCCTTATCGACGTTCGTTTTAACCCATGCGGCTAACCCTGCTGAATACCGCGCCGCGCTGTCGGAACCAGCAACTGCGATCTGGTTCGCTAACGCCATCGACTCGATATCCCTCTTCAACTCCCGAGCCTTCAGAACTGCTTGATAAGCTCTCTCGTTCGACCTTCCAGCCTTTTCGACGACTTGCTCAGTCCCGGAGATCATAAACGTCGCACGACTAATGGACGTGTAATTTCCAAGTCTGACCGTAGGTGTGACGGCAGTGTAAGTGCTGATGTCATCACCTTCGATTTGAGCATTCGTAGTGTCTACGGCTGCGAGAGCCTGCGTCTGCCACTCGAAAAACGTCCCGTCACAATCCTCTACCGAAGAATTACTGGTAAAGGGTGTGTCAGTCGGACTGATATTCGAGATCAGATCAGACAGGTCTTCGCGTAGACCTATTGCGTCGTAAGTGCTGAAGGTCACGCTGGCTTGAGCCAAAATAACCTCCTATTTTTTTATTGCCCGAAAACGGCTTCAAACAGTGGTGCGGCGTCGGCGGGCTTGCCCGTAGACCGCAATTTATCCCACTGCTGTTTCTCACGCTTGCTCTGCGTGCTTCCAGTTTGTCCTGCCGTACCTGGCTTGGCGGTCTTGGGTGGCGGGGCCGCTTTGGCCCTTTGCTTTCCCTGCGCCCGAGCCCTGTCGTAGAGCATAGCTTTGCGAAGCGTGGCAACCGCCCGGTGGTCAATAACATTACCGAGTTCTTCCGGCGCATAGCCGATTGAAGAGCCGTATTCCACCAGCTCCTGTTGCTCTCGTCGCATTACTTCCGGGTCAGCCCAGTTAGGCACCGTTTGTACAAGGCGTTGCTGCTCGTCTGCCAAGCGGGTGCGTTGCTGTTGATCGAATTGCGCCTGGCTGATCTGAGCCATCCTCGCCTGTTCGGCTTGAACGGCCTGGATCTTATTCTGGTGCAACTCGAAGGCTTCCTTCTGCTCTAGGTACAGCCCAGGATTGGCCTTCATCAGAGAGGGGTCGGGGCGCATCGCATCTACAAAGCCGTTGAGTACCTGGTGGATTTGTGGTAACACCTGGGTGTACTCGTTTCTTTCAGTTTCGAGCTGCGTATGAAGCGCCTCGATCTGCTTCCTTTGTTCGGCCACTCCTTGCGTTTTCTGAAGATAATCGCCGGTACGGGAATATCCTGCGATGAGCTCATGGAGCGGCACCTCGACTTCCTTACCCGCCACTCGGACGGTGTAAAGATCCTGGTTATCCGCCTCCTCAACTCCTTCGACTTGGATGTCTTCCACGTCGGCTGCAAAGCCATCTTCGGTGACTTCTTCTGTCAACTCTTCTGGTTGAAGGTCGCTGACAGGTTCTTCGGGGGTTGCTACCCCATTATCTGCGTCTTGGCTCTCGGTGGGAGCTTCTTGCTCCTCGCGAGCCAATGCGTCGAATGCGGTAGCTGCTTCGCGTAACGAAAGTCCTCCACTCCCCTCGGGGTTGGTGGCTTGTGCTTCCATTAACGTTTCTTCCTTTTGCGGTTCACGGCTGCGGTATCACGCATGACGCGCAGCTCGCGAGGTATCGCATCGAGCGAGTTGTATTGATGCCAAAGTGCCTCCCGCTCGTCAGGCTTCTTGGCATTTGTCCATTCTTCTTTGACTCGCAGTTTTGCATTTTCCCAAGCCTCCTGAAAGGTCTCGGAATCGAGAATCGCTTTTGCGCGGTCTCCCTTCGTGATCGGATCAGTCATTTCGTCCTCTCGGCGGGTGACGCGATTAGCGGTCTCCCGTTATACTTATGGTGTGCAGGCTGACTCTGCATCCCGGAGATTTGTTGCGATTGCAACCGGGTTAACAAGGTGCTAAACCGCTCGAAAGGGTCTCGTGCGGAAAAGCCGTACTGGACCCTTTTGTTGTTGGCAGCATCGTTGATTTACAGAGGACACGATGAAAAAAACATTGAGTAATGGCAGCTGGGTTATGTGGGGGCCGTACACCAGGGACGAGCTTGATGAGCTACATAATATGGGGGTCCACTCTCCGCCCATCCGGCTACCTTCTCTCGCTCTCAAGCCGTCTGCCGCCCTGGAGAGCGGAGTAGCCGCCCAAAAGCCCAACAGCGGGGAGGTAGTCTCCTCTGAGGAGCCCGGCACGGACCTCGGCTAGACCCCCTTTTCCAAACAGTGTTCGGAGGTTCTCCATATCAAGACGGTCACCACCGAACTGCGGGCCCCAGGTTGCATCACGCTCAAGCAGCCCGAGGGCCCGCCTGCGTATTGGTTCCGCTGACAAACGTTCGGGCAAATTGACAGCGCCCATCTCGACGGCTTTGTCGATCTCGTCCAGCATCGCTTGCGTGGCGACTCCGGTTCCCTGCTCGCTCCCTACTCGTTCGAGTAGCGGAACGTAGTGGCTATCTATCCCTACTCGGGCCGTTCCTGGAGAGCCCAAAACCTCTTTGGCCTTATCAAGCTCTCCTCCTTCGGCAATACTCCTGAGAACATCCCTGCTGCTTGTCGCGGCGTCATCCATCGGCATCCACGTCACTCCACGCCCTATATCGATGGGGAAATGTGTCGTCACCTCCGCTGCGGCTTCATCGAAAAGATCGGGGTCAACCGCCGCATCTAAGGAACTAAAGGCAGATGTCTGTCGGCCCGCTGGCATATCGGTTACTACGCGGTGTCCGCCAGTTGCATTCTGGGCGTCCAAAAGCGACCGAAGTGATTCTGTTGCCCTGATCGATTGCAAGCTCATGGGGTCAATGGTTGTCACTCCAGCCCCGCGAGGTGCCATCGGGAGGCTGACACGTACAGGGTTCGTTTCTCCCATGTAGTAGCCTGTAGCATCTCGGCTCCGTTGTTGCCACCAATCGTCGTACATCACGTCGTGCCCCGATTGCGTCGTCCACGGCACGGCATCCGTGTATGCTTCTCTGACTTCCCAGGGTTCATCCAGCAGCCCAGGCAGATGTCCTGTTCCTCTACCTGGCACAGCTTCATGTGTGGCATTGTATGCATACTTGCTGAAGTAATCCGGGTATGTCTTTTGGGCCTCTTCCATACCACGCTGTAGGTCTCCACCGAAACGCTTTTCGGCTAAGTCTGCGCCTTTCATTCGCACCCAAATCGCGGCTTGGGTGCCTCGGCCATCCCAATCGGTGAACGTGCCTGCCTGCCGGGCATTCAAACGCTCGGCAGCGAGCAACGTTTCGGCATCCATGAATGCGTGTGCTTGAGGTGAGATCTTGTCGGTGTCATAGCCGAACGCCCTGCCGTGCCACACATCGTTTACGCCTGTAATCGGCGTTTCCACAAACGGATCTAAATGCTCTCCGTAGATCCCTGTTTTCGGACCCAAGTCTGGAAGAGCTCCAGCATCTCGCGCCGTGTTGTAAGCTTGGGCTTGGCGCGTAGTGCGGACCTTATCCAAAGGTGCTCCAAGCTCATATGCGTTGTGGCCCAGGAGCGCAGTACCAAGGTTTACGTCAGGGATTGCTTGAGGCGACCAGAGGCCCTCTTCGGCAGACAAGAGCGCAGTCCTGTCCCGGTACGGCCCTGCCAGCTCAAGGTTGCCAGCCTCGGCTCGCTCATACCAATCCTTGCCTTGGACGCCCTCTTCGGCCAGCTCGTCAAGTTGACGGCGAAGTCTGCCCAGGGCCTGTGGAGATTTGACCCAATTCGGGGCTCCTACATAGGAGCCGTCTGCCTTGCGAACAAGATGCGCTCCTCGGTCAGCTTGCTCGACGGCTTCGGCTTGTGGGAGATCCCTGACACTCTTGATGCCACGGCCTTCCTCTCCAGCTTCTGGGATGCCCTCGATTCCGCGCCTCTCTCTTGGGCTCACCGTTGTATCTGGCACTCGGTCAGCACCCCTTGCGAATTTTCTCAGCGTGGACCCGGCCTCGGCAACTTCATCTGCCGCCCTCCTTGATCCTGTAATCGCCGTAAAGGGATCATCACCTTTGGCTGGGCTGATGTGCATAAACGGTTTCCCCGACCTCATCCAAGGGCTTGTCCCGCTACTGTAATTGATGTCACCGGGCCACATTAGGTATGCACCACCCGGTGTGCCTTGAAAATTTCCTCCCCACGACCAACTATCTGCCCCAGGGCCTACCCCAGATAGCGGATCAACTTGCCCCCTAGTCAGACCTTCTTTCATAATCTTCGCCGGATCATTTCCCGACCTAAAATCTTGGTGAACCCTTATGTGTGGACGAGCCAAGTCGAACTCGGAGCGCGTCCAATCTTCCGGGTTCTTTCCAACAACAGTCGCCAGTTCCCGGAGGGTTTCTGTCGTACCAGTTGCCGGTAGCCCTTTAGCCGACAGCAGCGACTGCAATTCCTTTCGTGTCATATCTGCCGCCCCCTGAGCCACTCCCCGTTGCACGATCTTTCTCAGTGTAGAGCCGGCCACGAACGGAAGCATCAGCCCGCCAGTAGCCCATCCGATTCTCGATAGATCACGATCCTGGATACCGGCGGCGATGTCGGCGAGATCAATCGCTTCACCGGCAACCGGCAACATGGACGTACCCAAGAGGGCACCCATTTCTGCTCCGGTCTCCGGTTCGAGGAATCCACGTACAGCCCCCCACCCAACTGGGGCGTCACGCAGCTCTTGGCGGCGCTCCCGCTTTTCGCGATCCCTTTCTGCTTTCCTTCGGACGCGCTCGCGTTCTCTTTCCGATGGATACCACGGTCCTCTGTTCGCGTCACCGTAGGTGAGCCCCAAGTGGGCCACCGGGGCAGTCCTGACGGGGGGGGCGCTGTCAGTGCGTACCCGGTTATACGATCCCATCAGCAGACTCAGGTTATTCGCCATCAGCGCACCTGCTTTTCTTCGATTTTATACATCGCCTTTTGGGCGTCGATTACTCCTCGTATCGCTGCAACGTCCATCATCGTCCCGTACTTCAGCTCCATTTCCTTGAGATCGATGACGAGTTTGTTCTTCTCAACCTCCAGCTTCGCTTGGTCGTTCATCGCGTCTGACTGAGCCTTCACCATCTCGGCTTGCGCGAGCATGACCGCCGGATCTGGCTGCTCAGGTTGTGGTGGCGGTTCGTAGTCCACCGGCAGCGGTCTAAAGTAGCGAGCGGTGTCTTTCTCTCCGTTCAGCTCAAGCAGCTTGGCGAGCGTGTGTCGCAGCTGCCCGAGCCCGACGAGCGGATTGTTCACACCCATCGTCATTAAGATCTCTTTCTGCGCTTCGAGCGTCATGCGAAGGACGGCGACTCGTTCTTCGACTAAGCCCCCGGTGCCGACGTTCACGGTCACGTCCATCGATGTGTCCCAGACGGCTGGATTGATTTCGACCCATTCGTTTCTGAGCCTGACCATGCGTGGCTTGTCCTGGTGCCTGGCTAACAACTTCAGCAGGCCCCGATATATGCGCTTACAGCCGCTTTCGGCGTAGATACGTGCAATTAATTCGAGACGCTGGCGCGAACCTTCAACCTGGGCTTGGACGGCTGCTTTGGTTGTTGACTGTAGCGCGTCAGCTTCCAGGGCAAGGTTGTGTTGGCCTGTTCTCGCATCTCTGACTTCATCGAAATATCCGATCACCCCGAGGGCGTCCCTACCGACGAACGGAGTGACGCGATCCCGGAGCATACCAGGAGCCCGCACGCGCACGATTCCTCCGACAGCTGCCGAGTCGAGTAGGTCAGTCATATTGACCTGGCCTTCGACGGCCTCGATGCGAGGATCGAGCGTCAACGCGAGTGAATCGAGTAGCCCACGTTGCAGCATCGTCTTCACGCGCTGGATGTCCATGACCTGGTCGGCTATGTCCGAGCCCCATATCGAGTGCGGCGTCGGATCGGGCACGAACACCGCGAACGGGATGTCGCCGCCCCAGGGTTCTGCCCGGACTACTTTGTACGCATCGCCGAGTGTACAGAAACGATTCACTTCAGCGAATCCATCGTTGTCGAGGTCAACCGGAATATACGCTTCCACGTAGAGCGCACGCCTTTGCGCTGATACCGTAGTTCCGTAATTAAAGCTCCAATCCTGGCGTGTCTCCTGGGCGCTATCCCAGAGGAAATCACCGTCGTATGTGAGATGCTCTTCGACGAGTTCAGCTGGGTAGCCGAGCGCGACGAGTTCACTCAAAGTCTTCAAGCTCCGGTGCGCGATCAGAGACGCTTCGTCCACAGACTTCGCTCTCGGGTCGGCGAGGAACTCTTCCGGGGGAACCGCCATGAGCCGCGCTCGCCCTTTCGCTTTTCTCCTTCGGATTTTCACGTCGTGGACCGAAGGAATCATCTCGGGTGGCACTTGCTCCATCGGCACGCCCTGAGCTTCGGCCATCTGCACGGCAATCGGGTCCGGTGTAGAAGTCGCACTTACGACCTCGACGCCGTCCTCTTCGAGGAGCAACCCGAGCGCCTCGTCAGTGAGCCCGGTGAAGGTGTGGTAGGTGATTTCATTGCCTTCGTCCCACCAGTACTTAACGATGCCCATCTTCTGGTACAGCGAGTCCTTGAAGGCCGCGTAGAATGCGTCGAAGCCTTCTGACTCGTTGACCACGTAGCTAACCATGTCTGTGGCCTGCTCCGCTTGTGCCACATCTTCGGGGCCTTGGGGCACGAACTCGCATGGGGTCTCGCTCGAGAAAAAGACGCGCATCAGCGACGGCATGATCTGGTGTACCGCTTCAGCCACATCGCGGGACACGACCTGGCTCCGACCGTCCTCTTCGTTGCCGAGGGGCTCGCCTCGATAATACTTCGCGGATTTCTCGCGCTCGTTCGTCAGCTGGTCCTCGATGAACTGTACGGCGTCTTCAATCGAGGAGCGCACCACGCGCTGCATTTCCTCCTCGTCCATCTGCATATCGATCTGTGATTCTTGCTGCAATTCGAGCATTTCCGGCATTACGCTATCCCGTCAGAATATGGCCCCTGCCGGACAACTGACTATTTACCCAACCCCGTGTCTATAACGCTATTGCGTAGGTGTGTATGTTGTGTGTATCATTACCCAATCAATGGAGGTGGTGATGACCAGACGCAACTTGCATATGCCCGACGTATTATGGGACCGAGTGAAGGGAGCTGCTGAACTAGAATCCAAAGAGACGGGAGCATCGATATCGACCAGCGAGTGGATACGACGAGCGATCCATTCCAAACTCACGGCGCACGATGCGATCAAGGACGCGCTCGCAGTAGTACGGAAAGACTGACCAAATTTTCGCTAGGAGAAATGATGAAAGACTACGCTAAGGTAGTATGGAAGACCGGTGACCACGGCGCGTCATGCTCGGTCATCGAGCGGTGCGCCAGGGGCAAAAAGAGCTACCAGCTCAAAATCTGGAATCCGCTCACGGAATCGAAGAAGACCAGAAGCCTCGGACACTTCGATCTCAAGAAAGCCAAAGCCGAGGCACGGGGATTAGCTTACGAGCTATCCCAGGGCAAAGTGCAATTGTCCGACCGCAAGGTTACGCTCGAACAGGTTCTACTGAGGTACCTCACCGACAACACCGCAAAGCGCAGTGCCGTAAAGCGCGACACCGCGAAGGCGAAGCTCTGCGGCGGTGATGTCGCCGACCTCGACGCGAAGAAAAAGCTAGTGGACGGCAAATGGGTTACCGACGGCTGCACTTGCTACAACGAAGACCACAAGCGAACGCAGCTCTTCTTGCGTGTGTTCGGTCACGACTTCGATCCGACCAAGATCGATATAAGCGAGTGGAAAGACTACCAGGAAGACCGGCAGCTCGGCGTCATCGACGCCCGAGGCCGTCAGGTAGCACCGGGCGATAGGAAGCCTATCGGCTCCCGCGCTCTTGAGCAGGACGCGAAGTTCCTGCGTGCGGTCTTTAGGCACGCTCGCTTCGCCACTTGGAACGGCCAGCCTCTCCTACTTAACAACCCTCTACCCAGCGGCAAGAACAGCCCGTTCAACGCCCCGAAGTCCGAACCGGTCCAGGTCGCAGCCAGCACGGATCGTATCGACGCGATTCGCGACGTGGCCGACCTCATCAAGACCATCGAGCTGGTGGACGGCAAATGGTTTACCGTGGTGAGCTTCTTCTCCGAGTTCTTCGATATCATCTCAGAGACAGGCCGACGCCTGAGCGCGGTGCGGCAGCTGCGCTACTCGGATCTGCGCCTGGAGCGCACCGAGACCCAACCGGAAGGTGCTATTCTCTGGCCTGGCGCGACCGACAAGCAGGGGCTGGAGCGGTATGCTCCCCTAACAGAGAGATCAAGAGCGGCCATCGACCGCGTGCTTGCCCGGCGTCCAGTAATCGGTGACGCGCTGCTCTTCCCATCGCCGAAGAATCCAAGTGTGGCGATCTCGGCTGACCGGCTGCGCGAGTGGCTGAAGAAGGCCGAGGAACTCGCGGGGCTGGAGCCACAGAGGCGCACTCTGTGGCACGCCTACCGCCGCGCCTACGTGACGCGGTTGACTGAGGCGAACATTCCTGACGCATTCATCGCAGCTGCTGGTGGTTGGAAAGACGCGAACACGCTACGTGCGTGCTACCAGGTTCCCGACAAGGAGAACATCCTCGCCGCTACGCTCGCCGCGTCAGCAGCGACCGGTTGACCTGGAAGGGTGATAGGGCCGGGGGGCATACGCCCCTCGGTCCTATTTTTTTTTGCCCTTATCCGGCCTCAAGCTAGGGAACTTCTTGTAGACCGCTGCCTTGATCGTAGTCTGCTCGGACGGGGTAGCGTTGTGCAGCAACCTGAGCGCGGCTCTGCCATGATCGAGGTCGTTGATCGGGTACGCCCGGTCTTTCTTGAGCGCGAACGATGAAGTCTTTAGGCGCTTGCGTTTCTTTGTCGAGAGTTTAGCCATGTCAGTTAATCCACTTGAGGTCTCGCTTGACTGATTTGTTCCAGCTGCTGCGGTAGCCGTGGCGAGCGGTTGCACCTTCACTCGCGAACGTCAGCACGAACGCATCTGCCGCGTCAGGTGACCGGTTGCCTCGTCTCCGCATCTCTTCCTTCGATTCGACTTTGAGCTTGCCGCTCGATGTGTAGTTGAACCTTGGAATTGCCAACTCATGCGTCAATGTCGCATCGGTCGGCAGCCGCACATCGCGACCTGCGAGCCATTCCTTTGCCTTGAACCACAGCTCGTCACGCAGCCGGTGATAGTTGGTGCCGAGCGAGCTGACCTCGGAGACCATGATCGAGCGAGCAGGCAGACCCAGTTCGATCAGCCGGTCGCATACGCCGCCGCCTACGCCAATCGCGTCCACCATGATCTCGGACGGCCTGCGATCATAGGGAGCTGCATCGTATGCGGCTTTCACGAACCCGGTGATCGCCATCAAGTCGTGGCTGCCGCTGAACAGCTGCACAGGCTCTGTAACGACTCTGCCAGCTCTCTTGCATAGTGCGGATCGGTCAGAGCCGAACCGGGCGACATCGAGCCCCCAGATCACTTCGGCTTCCGGGTCGAGATCTATGTCCCTGCCGACTGCGGTATCGATTAGCTCGATTGGGATCACGGTGTCGTCGTCGGCTAATGGGAACTCGCCCAAAACGCGCACTCTGAATGCGTTCGAGTCCTCGCCGTACTCAAGCCTTTTTTCGTCGATGTAGTCCTTGGTCACGCGAGGCGAGTCGAGGCAGCTGACATGAAACGTCTTCCAGCGATCCTGGAGCAGCGTATGCGTCTTCCAGAACAGACCCTGCGAGCGCACCGGGTTACCGGCCAGGATCATTTGCGCGTTTTCGCTCGACATCGAGCCGCCGGATGCGTCGAACACCGCGTCCGGTATCCCGCTGGCCTCGTCGCATAGAAGCAGGGTCCATCGACTATGTACGCCTTGGAGGGCATCTGGCTGTTCGGCCCTCGATGTACGAGCTGAGATAAAATTACGCTCGGGTGCAGCCACCAGTTCGATTCTGTCCTGCTTGACGTTCAAGTAGTCGCGATTCTGCCTCGGCATCTTGTTGATCCACGCTTTCATCTCCGGCAGCAGCGCGTCCATGAGCTGACTCGATGTGGGAGCGGTGATCACAACCTTCGAGTGCAAGCGCGTCATCAGAAACCATATCGCGGTCCAAGCGAGCAGCGTCGTCTTGCCTACACCGTGCCCTGAGCGGATCGAGATCTGGCGCTCGCCGGTCGAGATCGTGTCCAGCACCTCCTTCTGCCACGGATCGGGATCGGCCTTGAACATCGAGCGCACGAACGAGTTCGCGTCCTTCTGGAGCTTCGCGAGTGCAATCGTGAGTGCTACGGTGTCGTCCATTGAAGCTCCCACTCGGGCTCGAAGGGCATTGTATCGAGGCGCGGCATCTCATCGATAATCGATTGCGCGTGAAACAGCTGACGCGGGCCGAGCTGCTCTTTGACCGCCATGTATTTTTCGTATTTGG